TGCTCGAGCAGCTGCTTTATGTGGTTATAATAAAAGTGTATCTCTAAATTCAGATGGAACATTAGAATGGTGGGGAGAAGAAACACACCCAACAGATAGTGAAATGAATGCAAAAATGAGTGCAGCTCAAACTGCATTTGACAGTCAATCAGATGCAAGAGATGACAGCAACGGTGCATTAGATGCTCCAGATGAATAATTATAAATATAATGAACGAGATTAGGAAACAATAATATGCCATTCATAGGACAACAACCATTAACAGGTGCGTATTCTAAGTTGGATTCAATTACAACTTCAGCAACTGCAACCTATAATTTACAATTAGATGGTTCTGCTTATTCGCCTGCTTCTACGAACCATCTTTTGGTTTCGCTGAATGGTGTTATGCAGGCCCCACAAGATTCATTCACAGTTAGTGGTTCAACAATCACATTCGCTTCTGCTCTAACAAGTTCTGATAACATCGACTTCATCATGGCGATGGGTGATGTTCTTAATATTGGTACACCAAGTGACGGAACGGTTAATTCTGCAAAGATTGCTTCAAGTGCAGTGACAGATGCAAAGATTGCTACTGACGCTGTTTCAACTGCAAAGATTGCTTCAAGTGCAGTGACAGATGCAAAGATTGCTGGTATGGCTGCAACAAAACTTACTGGAACAGTTTCAAATGCAAGATTTCCTGCTGGAACAGTTCTGCAAACCGTCTTTGGAGTTAATAGTACTTCACAACAATTAGCAAATGACCTTTCAACATTTGCTACTACTACAACTGCATCTATTACACCAATATCAACATCTAGTAAAATTCACATTATTGCACATGGTTCTGCTGATGTTCAAAGTGGACACTATAGAGCAATCTTTTTTAGAATACTACGTTCAGTTGGTGGTTCAGACACAGTTGTGAGAAACGCCCAATATCTTATGTATGGTGACAACTTACAAACCCACAATATTGCTTCACAACCAATACAGGCGCTTGATTCTCCTAATACAACATCTGCTATTACTTATTCAATACAAGGAAGGCACCAAAGTGGTTCTAGTCAATCAGGCACTTACAATGGATGGTTAAGTAGATATTCAAACTCAACATTAACACTTATGGAGATTGCACAATGATTGAAAATAAATATATTCTTGATGCACTATCTGCTTTAGGAGTGAATGGTTGTCAATTAAGTGGTCATCCAACTAAAGAGTCTGAATTTTTATCTATGTATTCAGAGAATACTGGTGTAGATTCAATGAATACTATGATTCTATCGTCAGACACAAAAGATTTCTCTGTTACTTGGAAACAAGTTTCAGAAAAGGCAAAAGAAATAGAAGATGCAGAACCTCTTAAACAATTGAGAGAAGTTCGTAATAGTATTCTTGCAGAAACAGATTGGGTTGTCACTATGCACAAAGAACTAGGAACTAATATTCCTACTGCATGGAAAACATACAGACAAGCATTAAGAGATATAACAGATGATGCAACATCACTTGATGATGTTACATGGCCGGAGAAACCATAATGGCATTAATTAAAGTAAAAGAACGTGGAAGAGAAACCGTCAATCTTGGTCGTAGGAATCTTATTATAAACGGAGATATGAGAATAGCTCAGAGGTCAACTGCTGCTGTTCAAGCTGGTAATGGAACTTATGATACTGTAGACCGAATGATGACTTGGAGTGTTGCTGGTGGTGGAACATTTACTGGTTCACAAAGTACTGGTCATCAATTAGCCACTGGTCACGACACTGCATATAAGGTTGATGTAACATCCGCTGATACATCACTTGCATCTGGTGACTATTATGAAATGTTACAACGCATTGAAGGAAGAAATCTTCAACATCTTAGATGGGGAACTGCCTCTGCTAAAAAACTGCAAGTTTCTTTTTGGGTTCGTGCAACAAAAACTGGTATTCAATCTTTATTCGTTAGTAAACAAGGTACTGGTACAGCCTATAGAAATGTTATTAACTATACTATTAATGCTACTGATACTTGGGAATATAAAACATTAGAAGTTCCGGCGTTAACTGCATCATCAATTGCAAATGATTCTGCAACCTATTTACAAGTTGGTTTTATATTAGGAATGGGGTCAGGCTTTCATGTTGGAACTGCTGGTACTTGGACTACTGGTTCTTTGTATTCAACTGCAAACACAGTAAATCATATGGACAGTACATCAAATGATTTTTATGTTACTGGATTGCAAGTTGAGGTTGGCGATACAGCTACAGATTTTGAACACCGCCCAATTGGAGAAGAACTTTCGCTTTGTGAACGATATTTTCAAACTTATTCAAACAGAGTTTGGCAAGGAACTAATGAACACGCAGCCAATTATTTTATGTACTTTGATGGAGTTTTTAGACAGAAAATGAGAGCTGCTCCAACTGCTACTATTGTTGGTACTGTAACAATTGCTAGACCACAAGTTGCTGTGACTCAAAGACCAACCCACATTCAAGGGTTATCAGATGAAGGTTTTACAAAAGCGGGATGGGCAACTAGTGGAACGTATGGTGGACAACTAGGATCTCATGGTGATGCATACTATAGAATGGCAGTCGGTGCTGGGCCTGCAAACCAACTTCAATTCAGTGCTGAACTTTAAGGGAGATATGTTATGAGAATAATTACAGATGCACAGTATCTAAAAAATTCAGATGAAGAAAATGAGGCTGTTTTTTGTAAAATTAATGGTAAGGAATGTAGTGTTCCTATGGATACTGCAAATTCAGATTATGCAGAAATTCTAAAACAGGTTGCCGATGGTGACTTAACTATTGCAGCTGCAGACTAAATAAAAGAAACAGGACAGAACAAAGATGCCAATTTCAAAAATTAAAAGAACTGCAATCAATGACGATGGTATTACATCATCTAAAATATTAGATGGTACAATTGCAACTGCTGATATAGCAGACGGTGCTATTACAACTGCAAAGATTGCTAATAATGCAGTAACAGACGCAAAGGCAACTATAACTGTTTCGCCCGCTGCAGTATCCGATACTGCAAACACATCTACTGGTGGATTCACTATACCAAGTGGAACAACTGGACAAAGACCTAGTTCACCAGACACAGGTGAAATTAGAATGAATACAACAATAGGTTCAATAGAATTTTATGATGGAACTAATTGGTTGACAACAAATCTTATTCCAACTTTAGATAGTGTCACTGGATTTCTTTACACTGGAACTGCAACTACATTAACCTTAGCGGTAACAAACGCAACTGATCAAATTAGTGTCGTGTTTAAAGAAGGTTCAACAACACTTGCAACTGTAAATAATGTTGCAATATCTTCTGGTTCTGGAACAGTAACAGTTCCTTCTGGTGTTCATGGACAAACTGGTGGTGATACTATTACAATCAGCATGACAAACCAAGACGGAACACCATCTTCTAATACTGTTAATAAAACACTGGTTGGAGCGCCCACTGGTGGAACAATTACTACTTCTGGTAGTTACAGAATTCACTCGTTTACTTCTTCTGGAACATTTGGAGTCACAAACCAAACTTTACAAAATGTTGAATATTTGGTCATCGCTGGTGGCGGTGGCGGTGGTGTTGCTAACGGTGGAGGCGGCGGTGGAGGCGCTGGTGGATATAGAAATTCTACTGGTTCTGAAAACTCTGGACGTAATTCATCTACTGAATCTAAAATAGGTGTTGCAGTAGGAAACCATACAGTAACTATCGGTGCTGGTGGAGCAGGTGGCCCCAATACAAATGATGGTGATAAAGGTGTTCAAGGTTCATCTACTTCATTCGGTTCTATCTCATCTGTTGGTGGGGGATACGGTGGTGGTAACGCTACTAGACCAGGCGGTAACGGTGGTGCTGGTGGCGGTGCAGCTCGTAGCAATACCACACGAGGAACAGGAACTTCTGGACAAGGTTTTGATGGCGGCCAGGCTACCAGTAATGAAGGCGGCGGCGGCGGTGGTGCTGGTGCTGTCGGAGGCAACGCAACTGCTTCGCCCGCAAGAGGCGGTGCTGGTGGAGCAGGTTTACCATCATCAATAACAGGTTCATCTGTCACAAGAGCTGGTGGCGGTGGCGGTGGTGCAGAAGCTCCATCTGATGATGTAGGCGGAGTCGGTGGTTCTGGCGGCGGCGGAAAAGGTGGACAAGCAGGTAGTGTAGGTTCAACCCCAACAGCAGGAGCAGTAAACACTGGTTCTGGTGGTGGTGCATCTGGTGATTGGAACACTGGTGGAAGTCACACAGGTAAAAATGGCGGTTCGGGAATAGTAATAGTGAGGTATCCAATCTAATGGCACATTTCGCAAAAGTCCTTCAAGGCACAGTATTAAAAGTTATTGTTGCAGATCAAAAATTTATAGACTCGTTTGTTGATGATAGTCCAGGCGAGTGGGTACAATGTTCATATAATACAAGCAAAGGTGAACATTCAGGCGGTGGTACTCCTTTAAGAAAAAATTTCCCAAGTCCAGATTGGACATATGATGGCACAGGGTTTATACCACCAAAACCATATGAGAGTTGGACTCTTAATAAAACAACATATCATTGGGAGTCTCCAGTTGCATATCCAAAAAGTGGTAAGCATACTTGGAATGAGAAAGACCAATCTTGGGATGAGGTTGAGTAAACTCACCTAAAAAATTTAATTTAATAATTCCTTCTGTACATCTAACACACAATCCTTATAAATAGAAGGAAGAAGGAGAATGTGTACAGATGGCGACAATTTCAAATATATTCATTAACCAACATGCTGACTTTAGTACAACTGTAACTATATCAGACAGCAATGGTTCGGCACTTGACTTAACTAGTTTCAATGCAATTGCACAACTTCGTAAAACTTACGAATCTGCAACTGCGACTAGTTTTACAACCACATTTGATTCTGACAGAACAACTGGCAAAATCACAATCTCCCTCACTGATACTCAAACTGGCGCTCTTGATTCTGGACGGTATGTCTATGATTTACTTATCACTGGTGTTTCCAATGATAAAACAAGAGTGGTTGAAGGTATTGCTACTGTTAACCCAAGCGTGTCGAGGTAAAAAATGTCAATAAGTGCAAAAGTAAATACTTCAAGTACAATACAAGGTTCGGTTTCACAAGGAAACCAACCACAAGTAACTCGTGTTACAGTTCCAGGCCCTAAAGGTGATTCGGGTGCAGCTGGTGGTTCATTAGTAGAACTATCAGATGTTGACGCATCATCTGTTTCGGATGGAGCATTGATACAATATGATGGTGGAACTGAGAAATTTGTTATAACGAATGTAGTAGAAACTGATACGGGCACAATACGTCTGAACGGTGGAACTTTTTAATATAAACTTAACAAGGTAGAAAAATAATGTCAACAATTATTCAAATCAAACGTACCACTACGGCAAATCTACCATCTACGTTAGAACAAGGCGAGTTTTCGTACATCTACGATACTGGTTCAACTGACACAGATGCAGGCGGTAATGGTGGCAGACTGTTTATCGGTGACCCAACATCGAATTCAAACACTCCATTAAAGATTGGTGGTAAATATTACACCGACTTGATGGATCATGCTCACGGTACTCTTACTGCAAGTACAGCAGTACTCGTAGACTCAAACAAAAAAATTAATGAGTGGTTTGTAGATAACCTCAAACTTGATGGTAACGCAATCACTTCAACGGATACAAATGGCGACATCACTGTAACTCCGAATGGTACTGGTAAATCCATTATCACAAACATTTACACAGATGCAAGTACATCTCTTCAAGAATATATTGAAGATATCTCTGGTGGTTCTGTAACCGCTGGTGAAGGTATTGATGTTACTTACGATGATGCAGCTGGAACAACTACAATTGCTGGTGAAGATGCAACAGCCTCTAATAAAGGTATTGCGTCATTTGACAGTGGCGACTTTGGTGTAGCAAGTGGTGCGGTTACATTAAATGATGCTGTTGTTAAAACAGTGACATCTGATTCTGGTGCAATGACACCATCTTCACATGGATTCTCAATCCTTGGTGGAGAGGGAATGGATGTTACTCACTCTGGTACAACAATTACTGTTGCTGGTGAAGATGCATCTACAACTAATAAAGGTGTAGCATCTTTTGCAACGGCAGACTTCGCAGTATCAAGTGGTGCAGTAACTATTAAAGCAGGTGGAGTATCAAATGCTCAACTTGTAAACGATGGTATTACAATCGGTTCTGATGATACATCACTTGGTGGTACAATCACAGACTTAAACGGATTGACTTCTGTAGATGTAGATAACCTTACTTTAGACGGTAATACAGTTTCATCTACAAACTCTAATGGTGATATCAATCTAACGCCAAACGGTACAGGAACAGTTATTGTCCCATCTGGTTATGAGGGACGTTCTGGTTTCAGTACACAGTCACTTGTAAACAAAGCATATGTTGATAGTGTTGCAAACGGACTTGATGTTAAAGCATCAGTAAGAGTTGCTACTACAGCAAACCTTGCTGGTACATATAACAATGGGAATGGTACAATCACTGCATCTTCAAACGGTGCAATTTCAATTGACGGTGTATCGCTTACTACAAATGATAGAGTACTTGTTAAAGACCAATCAACTGCAACACAAAACGGTTTCTATAAAGTAACAACTGTCGGTTCTGGTGGAGCAGCATTTGTTCTTACAAGAACACCAGATGCTGATGAAGCATCTGAAGTAACAGGTGGTGCATTTACTTTCGTTGAAGAAGGTACTGCAAACGCAGATAACGGATATGTTGCAACACACAATGGAACACCAACACTTGGAACTACAAACATTACGTTTGAACAGTTCTCTGGTGCTGGACAAATTGCAGCTGGTGCTGGTTTAACTAAAACTGGTAACACAATTGATGTTCAAGTGGACGATAGTTCTATTGAAATCTCTGGTGATACTCTACAAGTTAAAGCACTTGGAGTCACTAACGCTATGTTGGCTGGTTCAATTGCAAATGCAAAACTTTCAAACAGTTCTGTTACTATCAACTCCCAAGCAATTGCATTAGGTGGTTCACACACATTTGACACTGATGCTTTCGCAGAAGGTACTAATAAGTTCTACACAGATGAAAGAGTTGACGACAGAATCAACGCATTGTTTGTTGCTGGTGAAGGTATTGATTTGACATATGATGATTCAAACAATACATTTACTGTAGACGCAGAACTTGCTACTGCAACTAATAAAGGTGTAGCATCTTTTGCCGCGGCAAACTTTACAGTATCAAGTGGAGCAGTTACCGTTACTGGTATTGATGGTGGCACTTATTCATAAAGGATAGGGTTACAATATGTCAACCGTAATAAAACTTAAAAAAAGTGAAACAGCATTATCCAAACCCTCTACTAGTGACCTAGTAGCGGGCGAGGTTGCAATAAATGCTCTTGACCAAAGAATCTTTGTTCGTGATAGTAATAGTAAGATTATTACTATCGGTGAAGCAGGCGGTAAGAGACACGAAAGTGCAACTGTTGAACATGTAGTTACGGTTGCTACTAAAACAAGCAAACACAGATATAATGGAACTGGTTCGTCAAGTGGTTATAAGATTGACGGTACATTTTCTCCTACTTTGGAGTTGGTGCCTGGCAATACATATAAATTTGACCAAGCAGATTCATCTAACTCTGGACACCCTCTTCGTTTTTATTACGAATCAGACAAAACAACTTCCTTTACTACTGGCGTAACAACATCTGGTACGCCTGGCAATTCTGGTGCATATACCCAGATAGTTGTTTCAGATACAACTCCCTCAGTTTTACATTACCAGTGTTCTGCACATGGTTATATGGGAAACCAAGTTGTTATCGGAACAAGAAACCTAACTGGACTTGACACTGGCGACTTAGGAGAAGGTTCTAATCTTTATTATACAGACGCAAGATTTGACACAAGATTAGGAACTAAAGATACAGGCGATTTAGGAGAAGGCTCTAATCTTTATTATACAGACGCAAGAGTATTAACTAAAATTAATGCAACAAGTATTGACGCACTTAGTGATG